AGCTGCTCGGTGGGCGACAACTCGATCGCCTTGTAGGACTCCTTGCGGCGTTCGATTTCCTCCAAAGCCTGCAGGACTTCGAAGCTGCCTTCGATCACGTCGCCGACCACGTTGCCGCTGTGGCGGACACGCACGTCGGTGTTGATGTCACCCGCGATCAGCCCGTTGCTGCAGACCATGCGGAAGAAACCGGCCATGATCTGATAAGAGCTGGTGCCGTCGTGGCTGTTCACCAGGATGATCTCAGGCACCTCACCGGTGCGAATGTCCGCACTGGCGTGGCGCAGACGCACCATGTGCTTGGTGTGGTCGCGTCGGCCTTGGTCGCGGACCTTGGTCTGGCGCACTTCGTAAGGCAAAAAGTCGTGAGTCGCCAGCGCCTGCAGCACATCGCCTGTCGGGATGTATGTGTAGCGGTCGCCACGGCTCTCGTGGGCTTCGTTGGCCAGCACGCTGGGTGCGTAGTGGCCGATCTCACCGGCGGTCAGCGGACGGTTGGCGCGGAAAGAAGTTTGTACGGACGGGCGTGAGAAACGGTGCATGGTGTCCTCCTGGGACAATGTTGGCCTGACTCATCAGTGCAGGGTGGCCGTAGTCTGCAGACGCCTCACGGCGTTTCGTCTTTACGACGTCTTGCGAGCGCTGACACGCACTACCGGAGACAGGTCGCCGTGGCTTGAGTGCGCGGTCACCAGCTGGCGGCTGGGGTTAAAGTGTTCGGCAATCGCACGCCAGTCGATGCTGGTGTGGCCCTGCCAGTGGATGCTGGCGCGGTACTGCGCGCCGTCGACGAATGCGAACCCGCTGCCGGCGAGATCCGCCTTGAGTTCTTTTTCAATTTTCTGCAGATCAGCGATCTGCGCTTTTATGCTGCCAAGCTGGTCGACTACGCGGACCAGATCAAGATTTACGATGTGTGCGTTTTGCATGTTGTTGTCCTCCTGGGACCTTGTTCGCCGACCGGCGGTCGGCTGAGTGAGTAGTATAGATACTTGATACTTGCTGTCAAGCAACAATATAAAAGTCAATTTCGCTGCCGTTCATTGTCTTGCCATCGCGCCATGTCAGCCCGACGGTGTACTGGTTTTCAGTGCATACGACGAAATACTCGCCACTGGCTTTTTGTGTCCCAGCAACCACTCTGTACCCAGAGTGCCTCCAGAAAACCTCCTTGCCTTGGTCTACTGCTTTTTTGATCTCTTCGAGTGTCATGCTGTCCTCCTGGGACCTTGTTCGCCGACCGGCGGTCGGCTGAGTGAGTAGTATAGATACTTGCTGTCAAGCAGCAATTTCAACTTTGCTTAAGATCTTGATCGCGCCCAACTCTCGCTGCGCGACGCCGCCCACGTTGTAAGCTTGGCGCTTGGCGCCGGTCCGACTAGCGTACCCAGTGGCACCGTTTCCGCCGACGTCGATGACGTCGACAACTTTGCCGCGTTTGGGGGACAGCAGCTCGACGCGAGCCGTCACCAGTTCGTCGCGCCAACCAGCCGGCGTGAAAACAGAAGTTTTGTATTTTATGATCATGTTGTTGTCCTCCTGGGACTGGGTTGATGGACTCATCAGTGCCGGCACACACCGGCAGACGCCCTGGCGGGCGTTTCGTCCTTTCACCAAGCACCTTCGCAGCCGGCGTAGAACCACGCGTCACCGTTCTCTGCGTGAGATGGGCTGCCGTAGTAGTCGTCGCCACCGTCTGCGAAGAACTCTGACACGGGCACACCGCCGTTCAGCAGACGCATAATCTCCGGCACGTCTGTTTTGTTGCAGGTAAAGGGCTCGGTGTTGTAGAAGCAGTACTTGCCGTCTTCCAGGATTGCGTATTTGCCGTTTTCGAGAGGCTTGACTGTGAATTTATGCATGGCGGTATCCCCTGGGATCGTTTCGGCCTGCTGGGCCTCATCAGTAGCGCAGCGTCAGCGCTATACGAGTTGGCCGGTTTGTCCTGTGAGGCATCCGCCCCGGCCCCCGGTGTTTGGTCTGCGCCGGTCCGCAGTCGTTCGGTGTTGCAGGGCTATTAGACGATTGTCAATGCTTGACGTCAAGTATCAAGTAAATAATCTTTTCTATAGTCAATTTTATTTTGATAGAAAAAAGCTATCGAACATCCTTCGAAAATCCTTCTAACTGGTTTAACGTCTTGATATGTGAGAACATCGCGGCTATTCTTGAGCACGGGCACCCCCGACTAGGAGACACACCGACATGCCGCAAACCATTACGCTTGAAATTGCCGATGACGGCGCTGTTTCTGTCTCTGTCGAGATGGACGGCGCCGCTCCGCAAATGATGACCTTTGACGCTGTCGGGGACGCCCTCGACGCCATCGAAGAGCTAGTCGGCGCTGAAGACGCCGCCCCTGAAGCGATGTGGAACGAAGAAGCCGCGTCGCGTTCGAAAGCCAATCGCGATATGTACGCAGACGAGGAGATGATGTGATGACAAACGTATTCCGCGCAGGATCAGCAGGACCCACTGGCAGCGATCAGACACAAGGCAAGGGCGAGATCCCTGGCAAGGTGTCTGTACCGATGCCTGGCACGAACGGCACGCAGACCCCTTACAAGTCGCACGGCGGCAAGCCTGGCGCGATAGGCGGCTTCTCTGGCGGGATCATCCCCGGCAAGGTGTAAAGCCATGAGCGCAAAGATCCCGTCCAGCGCAGCGGTAAAACGCCAGCGCCGCGCCGAGGAAGACGACGATGGCGCGCCCTTGCTTGCCACGTCGGGCGCTTTTGACACGCCGGCCGGGATGACTGGTCGGGTACACACGTCGAAAAGCACTGGCCTGCGCAACGGCGCCGGTCACGCTGGGCACACGTCGGCGCGTAGGCCTGGCGCTATCAATCTGAAAACAGTCGCCCAGGCGTGCATCGATGCGGGCCTGGACCCGGCCGCTGAGATAGCACGCGTCCTGGCGACCCAGGTGCCGGTGCTCGACGCGAAAGGCGCGCAGGTCTTTGATAAGGACGGCAAGGCCGTTACGGTCGGGCTCGTCGACACGGACACCAAGATCCGCACGCTCACTGAGCTTCTGCAGTACAACCAACCGAAATTGAAGGCGATCGAGATGAAGATCTCGGGCACCCTGGAGATGACCGGCGATGAGCTGGATCAGCGCCTTTCCGCGCTACTGAGCAAGGCGGTCTCTAAGTGATCGCGCAGCCGGCCATCGATCTCTCGGCGCTCAGCCTTGCTGAGAAGCGAGAAGTCTATGACCTGCTGCGGGAAAAGGATCTGCGCGCGAAGCGCAACCGCCTGACGGCTTACAAGCCGTACGGCAAACAACTCGAATTCCACAACGCCGGGTCGCAGTATCGCGAACGCCTCTTCATGGCAGCGAACCAGAGCGGCAAGACCTTCTCTGGTGCTTTCGAGGTCGCGATGCACGCCACCGGCCGGTACCCGGCATGGTGGACCGGTAGGCGCTTTCCACGCGCCACCCGGTGGATGGTTGGATCGGAGTCCGCGGAGCTCACGCGCAAAGGGCAGCAGCGCTTGCTGATCGGCCCGCCTGAACTGCACGACGAGTGGGGCACCGGCGCTATTCCGCACGACTGCCTGCTCGACACCAGTGCCAGGCAGGGCGTCGCCGATGCGGTGGCCAGCTGCGTCGTGAAGCACATCAGCGGCGAGCAGAGTGTGATCCAGTTCAACTCCTACGACCAGGGCCGCACCAAATGGCAGGCTGACACGGTCGACGGTATATGGCTCGACGAAGAGCCGCCCATGTCGATCTACAGCGAAGCGCTGACGCGGACCAACGCCACCAATGGCTTGGTGTTCGTCACATTCACGCCGTTGATGGGCATGTCCGACGTGGTGCGCCGTTTCCTCCTGGACAAGCCAGGCGGCACGACGGTCACCAACATGACCGTCCACGACGTGGAGCACTACACCGACGAGGAGCGTGAGCGGATCATCGCCAGCTACCCGGAGCATGAGCGGGACGCGAGGACCAAGGGCATCCCATCGATGGGCTCTGGTCGGGTCTTCCCCCTGGCCGATGAGGCGGTGGCGATCCAGCCGTTCCAGATACCCGCCCACTGGCCCCGCATCGTGGGCATCGACTTCGGTATTGACCACCCCACCGCAGCAGTGTGGCTGGCGTGGGACCGTGACAGCGACACCCTGTACGTCACTGACACTTACCGGGTCAAAGACACGTCGATCGTGCAGCACGCGGCAGCGATCCGCACCCGAGGGGATTGGGTACCGGTTTCCTGGCCGCATGACGGCCTGCAGCGCGACAAAGGATCAGGCCAACAGCTGGCCGCACAGTACAAAGCACAGGGCCTGGCCATGCTAAGCGAGCGGGCCACTTTCGAAGACGGCAGCAACGGGCTCGAAGCCGGTGTTGCCCAGATGCTGGAACGGATGCAGACCCGCCGGTTGCGAGTGTTCTCGCATCTGAGTGAGTGGTTCGAGGAGTTCCGCCTGTACCATCGAAAAGACGGCCTGATCGTCACGAAAGTTGATGACCTTATGGCGGCCACGCGATACGGTATGATGATGCGCCGAAAAGCGAAGACACAGTCCGAAACGGGCACCCAGCGCTTCCACGCAGTGGTAGAACCGTTTGGCCTCTTTGATCCAGTAGCAGGGTACTGATATGCACACGCCCGAAGAAATCGAGCAGAACGACGAGCAAGACCGCCTGAACAAGCTGCAGGCCTTTGGTCAATCCATGGGCCGTCAGCGCGACAAGTGGGTCCGTGCCAGGTACGCGCTGGGCGTCGACAAACGCTGGAGCGAAGACGAGGACCAGTACGACAGCAAGGACAACATCAACAAGGCGGCCAGCCAGATGATGACCAGCGTCGAGCAGGGCTACCCTGTCACCACGCAAGGCTCCAAGCCTCACCGCTCGACCGTCTACATTGGCCTGACGCGTCAAAAGACTAACGCCGCCGAGGCGCGATTCACCGACATCATCCTGCCTACGGATGACCGCAACTGGGGCATCAAGCCGACACCTGATCCGCTGATCAGTGAGCTAGTACAAGACGGCCAGGAAGCCATTGACCCCATGACCGGCGAGACCGTCACGGATCAAGAGGGCAACCCGGTGCCGATGAAGATGATTGCTCGGGCGATCATGCGCGACACCTCCGACAAAGCCAAAGCCATGCAGACCGAAATCGAGGACCAGCTGGTCGAGTGCGATTACAACGGTGAGCTGCGCAAGATGGTCCACGACGCTGCCAAGCTTGGCACCGGTGTGCTCAAAGGCCCAGTGGTGACCAACCGATTCCGCAAAGCCTGGAAAGAAGTCAACGATCCCATGAGCGGCGAGTCCGTCCACATGATGGTGATGGTCGAAGAGGAATCTCCGTCGAGCTACCGCATTGATCCGCGAAACGTATTCCCCGATCCGGGTTGTGGCGACTGCGTCCAGAACGGCAAAGGGCTGTACGAGCGCGAAGAGCTGACGTCTCGCCGAGTGCGAGAGCTGGCCAAGCAGCCTGGCTACATCAAGGACCAGCTGCGCAAAGTGCTCGAGGAAGGACCTAAGCGCAGCCACGCCATGCAGGAGATCCGCGACGAAGAGCAGACAGACATTGCTGAAGACCTGTTCGAGAAGTGGGAGTACACCGGTGAGGTCGACTACGATGACCTCAAGGCCACCGGCATGAACCTGCCGGATAAAGACCCACTGCGGTCGATCAGCGCCACGGTGGTGATGATCAACGACACAGTGGTCAAGGCGTTCCTGAATCCGCTGGAAGACGGCTCGCTGCCCTACGACTTCTTTGTCTGGGAGAAAGCCGGCAACACGGTGTGGGGATACGGCGTCCCGTACCTTATGCGCGCACAGCAGAAGGTGCTCAACGCTGCCTGGCGTCAGATGATGGACAACGCCGGCGTCAGCAGTGGCCCGCAGATCGTCGTCAAGCCCAACCTTATCCAGCCGGCCGACAAGACCTGGAGTCTGTCTGCCCGCAAGATCTGGTTCGCCACCGACGACCTGGACGACGTGCGCAAGGCCTTTGCTACCTTTGAATTCAACAGCCACCAGGCTGAGCTGGCCAACATCATTGAGATGGCCATGAAGCTGGCCGACGCAGAGACCGGCGTTCCGACGCTGATGCAAGGTGAGCAGGGCACAGCGCCTGACACCGTCGGCGGCATGCAGATGCTGATGACCTCGGCCAACGTCGTACTTAAACGACTGGTCAAGCAATTCGACGACATGGTGACCAAGCCGCACATCCGTCGGTGCTACGACTGGAACATGCTTTACAACGAAGACAGCAGCATAAAAGGCGACTTCAGTATAGACGCCAGAGGCAGCTCGACGTTGATCGTGCGAGACATTCAGAACCAGGCGTTCCTGCAACTGCTCTCTGCCGCTGGCAACCCAATCTACGCCAAGTACATAGACCCGAAGAAACTGTTTGAACGCGCGCTGCAGGCGCAACACGTTGACCCGGCAGAGATCTTCAAACCGGACGAGGAGATCGAAGCGATCCTCGAGGCAGAGCGTAACGCCGCGCAGGAAGGACAGACAGAAGATCCTCGCGTCGCCGCTGCCAAGATTCGCGCACAGACAGACGTGCAGCGCGTCCAGGCGCAGAACGAAGGCGACGCACTGGAGCTGCAGACCCGCTTGCAGATTGCGCAGGAAGGCATCCGAGCCAGGCGTGAAGAACGGCAGCAGATGATTGAGCTGGAGATGCTGAAACTGGCCAACGCGCAGAACCTGTCCCTGGAACAGATCAAAGCGCGCCTGGGTGAGACGGCGATCAAGGAGCGCAGCAAGCAGAACCTGTTCGCCGCTGAGCGGCGCCTGAAGATGCAGATGGGAAGCGGGATATGAGCAAAGGCCTGATCAAAAGCCAGATGAAGTGCAACGCTCCCAGGTCGACACCTGACCACCCGAAGAAGAGTCACGTGGTCAAGGCGTGCGCGGATGGGAAAGAGAAGATTATTCGCTTTGGCCAGCAAGGGGTGAAGGGCTCGCCGGATGGCTCGGCGCGCAACAAGGCGTTCAAAGCACGGCACGCGAGCAACATCGCCAAGGGTAAGATGAGCGCAGCCTACTGGGCCGACAAGGTGAAGTGGTGATGAGAGGACTATACGCAAACATCCACGCCAAGCGTGAAAGAATCAAAGCCGGTTCGGGTGAAAGAATGCGCGAGCCAAACAGCAAAGGGGCGCCGACCGACAAGTCTTTTAAGGCGGCAGCCAAAACCACCCGTAGTGGGCTACTTAGTAAAGCGATGAGGAATACGTAATGGCGACAGTACAGTTTTCAAACACCAGAGATGGCGCAATCGTGGTGACGTGGGCAGCGCTGGCCGGCACAGACGACGGCTCGCCGTTTCGAGTTCCGTCCTCGGCGGATCTTACGTTCCAGGTGAGCGGCACATTTGGCGGAGCAACGGTCACTCTCCAGGGTTCCAATGACAGCACAACGTGGCACGGGTTAAGCCAGAA